CTATCAGTGTAATCACCGACGCTCGCCAGTTCTACCACGATCAGCAAGGCTTCATAAGCCACCAATTTATGCGTGTCACAATTTTGTTTGTAAGTGTCAGCAGAACCACTCCCATTCCCGTGTCCGGGACGGAGCAGCTCTCCATCTACCACAACCAAAGTGTCCGCCATATCGGCAGCTAACCCCATAAAGAGGTTATCAAAGGCTTTTTTGGAGGCATCAGACAACTTCTGATAATACCCACCAACATGTATCCCCTGAAGATCCACGAGCTTTGTAGAATACATACACAGATGGCTTGTACTCTTGTCAAACTTCGAAAAATCACCAGGAATCACATGAGGATGTGTAACCTCCAAATCGGCCCTTATTCTACCCCATTCCTGAGAGAAAACAGACATCCCACCTAAGGTATGACGCTTTGAGCGTGTCAAAACACTTATCTGAACAAGAGGTCCCAGAACAATATGTTCTAGAAGATACTTGTCCATTTCGGGAGGATTAAACAAGCGAATCTTTCGACATGCAACCTTCTCTCTAGAACGCGGCTCATCTTTATATACACCACGCGTCAGAATCATCTGTCTTTCTCCTTTTGAATAGGATTCCAACAGATCATCAATGACCTGCACCATATCATCACGCAAGCCAATGGTCTGATCAATGTTAAATGTAAAATAATCGGATTTCTTCCCTTTCCAAGGATACCCTGCAGAAGTCGTTCGTTTGACTCCTTGGTATATCACACTAGCAGGAATGCCGCTAAGACTAGTACTCACCACTCCCTTGAAAGGGACTAGCTGATACAAGTCAAAAAGCTCTGAATATTCCATTTGCTCAGCAATCATTCGCTGCACCGCAGCATTATGATAAACGAAAGAGAAATGGTGGCACAAAGCATTCATATCAGTTATTGCATGTCTCCCGGGCGAAACATATTCACCACAGAATTTCGTACCGTTAAACCTAGGCGCAACAGAATCATGGACAAACTCAGGAAAAACCTTAAAAATGTCCTTCTGCCACTGATAAAACTCAGTACGACTTTTTCCTTGATACACACAAGATCCTGGAATTCCACCCAGAACCTCTGTAGTACCATAAACTTCGCTCAACCTACCTTCCTCCCTGACGTAATGACAATGATGATATTTACTATCAAAGACATTCACGTGTGAAACAGGGAGAGGACTCAGTTTTCGGATTTCATCCGGAGCTGAAGAAGGAATTGCATATCCAAAACGAGCAACATCAATTTTACTCTGCGTTAAAGGGAGTGCAGCGACTCGCTGATCTGTAGCCGACTCGAGAGTGGCGGCCAACAGTCCAACGATACCACATTGAGACTCACTATGCGCTATCATGATACCCCCACATATTCCCTGGAAGCTTTGAAACTCCCGGTTATGCGGGTGAAAATCATAAAATTGCGAAGTGTACATCACAGAACCATCATGTGGCGAAACCACAGTTTGCTCCGTAGGATGTGACACCCCGCGTTCTACGCAAACTTTACCATCTGCTTTTTGAAAAACAATCACGGATTTAAAGGGACAACGCAAAGTATTGCTACGTACCACATACTTTATGAGACTAGGCCAGGCTTGACCTCCAGTCCCAAAGATGACAGCATCATTTGTAGCATCAACATGCTCAGACAAAGTAGGCAAAATGCTTTCTCCGTCCTTAGTGTAATTCAAATTTCTTATTCTATCCACCAACTCTCCATTAACAAGATTTTGCACAGTTAATGTTGAGTCAGGATTGAGAAGATCCGATACAGCATGATATACAGAAAGAATCAAGTTACTATGAATTCCTGTGCCTCCGACTCTCTGACGAGAGCCGTCGGACACAATAATCATTCGCACCTGATTCGCACACACACGCTCAATCAAATCTTCTAATGGGAGTTGACTAGTGGGCCAAACTATGGAATCAGTTTTAGATCCCCAATAGCTCACAGTTGAACTCTTCACATCACAAAATGGGCGTTTAAACCGCAACATCGGATGTTCCGAAGATGCAGTAGCACGCACCGTAATATTAGAATCAGGACTCTCTTCTTCTTCCGTCTCAGTCTTTCGAGACTTCGTCAAAGATGCCCAAAATTTATAAGATACCAAAAACGTAATCAACATAAGAAAGCCGGCGGAGACACGTTCTGCGTCCAAGCCAAGCTCTCTCATTTTACGCATGTGCC